CCACCATTAGGTGAATTTGTCGTGATTGCTGAAGTTCACTACTCATTTACTAAAGGAGCAGTATAATGCCAGTAACATATATTAAAATATACAAAGACGGTAAATGGAAACAAATTGAGGCCGACCGTCTAAACAGATTTCTTGATGAGGGATGGTCAATAGACGAACCTAAACAAGAAAAAAAGTCACAACCCAAGGGTAAGAAAGAAAAGATTTCTGCATCTGCGGAAGTGACTTCACAACCAGTCGACGAAGAAAAAGTTGAAGATATTGAACCCACTGAGGAAGAGTTAGATGCTGTTCCTTGCATCGAGTGTGGAAGCGAAGAGCATTCATACAAAGATTGTGGGGAAGATAATTGGACTTATTCAGAAGACGACTTTACACCAAAAGAGGAGAACTAAGATATGGCAACATATACAGGTGAAAATGGAACCGTTAAAATCGGTTCAGATAGTGCCGGTGAAGTAGCAATCGCTGAAGTTCGTTCTTGGACAGTGGAGCACACCAAGGATGTAATTGAATCGACAGTTATGGGTGATGCCGCTCGTGAATATAAGAGTGGTTTACATCAATTCACTGGATCAATGGAAGTAGTATACGATGATGGACACACAAGCGCCTCAGGTGGTGCTTCTGATGCCTTTCGTCCTGATGTAGATCATGACAATGGCACAGGATTATTTGTAGAATTTTATCCAAACACAACAAGTGGAGAAAAATTCTCAGGTAAAATCATTGTTACTTCAGTTTCAAGAACAGCATCATTTGATGACCTTGTAACTGCAAGTGTATCATTCCAAGGCACAGGACCACTGAACATCGAGGCAGTGTAAACTATGTTAAAGTTTGTATTGCGTGACAAACGAAAATCTATGAGGCGTCTTGAACGAGAAAAAGACACTTTCATTGACAGATTGACCGATGAACTATTGGTGCAGGCACGCAAGTTTACACCAATAGATCAAGGTAAGGCAAGACGAGGTTGGCGAAAAGAAAAGCGTTATCGCGAAACCCAAGTAGTCAACCGCGTTCCTTACATAGTAGCGTTGGAAGAAGGTCATTCTAAACAAGCACCTAACGGCATAACAACGCCAGCAGTTAGGGAGACACTACGGAGAATAAAATGAGTGTAATGGAGAATGCCAAAGGGCATTTCAAAGAAAGACTTGCAGGAGGTCTTAACAAAGTAACAGTTCCAGAATGGAAAAGTGATGTTTACTTTAAACCTGCGTATCCTTTTGCTGTAGAACAAAATATTATTAGACTACAATCAGAAGGTAAAACAGTTGAAGCATTAGTTGAAACATTGATTTCAAAAGCGTTAGACCCAGAAGGTAAACCTTTGTTTACAAAGTTTGACAAAACCGGTTTGATGCATGATGTTGATCCTAATGTTATTATTAGAGTTTGTGCCGAAATCAATTCGCCAACAGAACAGTTGGAGGATATCGGAAAAAACTCGTAGAGGACACTGAATTACTGATTATCTGTAAGATTGCAGATAGGTTAGGTAAGAGCATAGCAGAAGTAATGCAGTTTAGTGTCCTTGAAATACAAACATGGGCCGCCTTTTATAGGTGGGAATATGAACAGACAAGGAAAACATTAGATGGGAACATCAACAATAGACGTAGTCGCAAGAGATAAAACCAAAGGTGTCTTGTCAGGCATTCAGAAATCTCTTGGAAAAATTGGTGCATTGGCGGCAGGTGCATTTGGTGTTGGTGCTTTAACACAGTATGCAAACCAAATTCAAACAATTACTAATAGACTAAAACTTGTTACAAATGGTCAAGCAGAACTTAACAAAACATTTGTAGACCTTACTAATGTTGCAAATAGATCCAGACAGGATTTAGATGCTGTATCTGATTTGTATCAAAAGATTGCATTGTCAACCAAGGACCTTGGTTTAAATCAATCACAAGTGGCAAGAACAACTGAAACATTCTCTAAATTGCTATCTATTGCAGGTGCAAACACACAGAGTGCTTCAGGTGCCATTAGACAGTTTGCACAGGCACTTGGTTCAGGTGCATTTAGAGGTGATGAGTTTAACTCTGTTGTTGAAGCGGCACCACAGATACTTGACATCTTAGCAAAAGAAACTGGCAAAGCAAGAGGTGAGATTAGAGCGTTAGCAGGTGATGGTAAATTGACTGCGGATGTTCTTATCAATGCACTATTGAAAGCATCTAAAGATGTTGATGAACAATTTGCTAAAACAGGTCCTACTATCGGACAATCCTTTACTGTTCTTAAAAACAATTTCCTTGCATTAGGAACAAGTGCATCACCAGTATTCAATGCACTTGCTGAGGGCATAC